ATGAGTGATAAAAGAGAAGCTCAACGATTAAACCAAACTACATCTATTTATGAAAATATGGAAATTGAATTGAATATTAAAATAGATGATTTAGTAACCGAAATGAATAAATTACGAAACGAATACGATGATCCAGATAATACAGATGATTCACAAAGAAGATTCGTACGAACATGTCCTTCAGAAAATTGTAGAGGATTCATAGAAAATGATTGGAAATGTGGGTTATGCAAAAAACAATTTTGTAAAGATTGTAACGAAGAATTAACCAAAAATCATGTATGTAATCCACAGACAGTAAAAACGATGAAACTCATAAACAAAGATACACGACCGTGTCCAAAATGTGGAACAATGATACACAAAATAGATGGGTGCCAACAAATGTGGTGTACAAGTTGTAATACCGCATTTAATTGGAAAACTGGTAGAATTGAAACTGGTCGAATACATAACCCTCACTATTTCGAATTCCAAAAAAGGTCGCGCGAACACGCAGACGTGCCTTGCGGAGGTCGACCTTCGGTATCAGAATTAAATAGTTTAAATGCACCAGAAATTCTAACAGACATTCTTATAATTTTAAATAAAATAGACCGCGATTTAATGTATAAATATGTAAATATTTACGACGAAGATAATAGACATCTACGTATATCTTACATGTTAGGTTCAATAAACGAAGAAGAATTTAAAACTGAATTACAAAGACGTGATAAACATAAGGATAAGATACAAGATATTCGAGATATATACGAAATGTTTTCAAATTCCGTCAGTGATTTTCTAAGACAATGGGTAATTAACCCCGAAAAAAATATTTTAGATGACGTATACGAATTATTAAATTATTCTAACGAAATTATTTTTAAAATTAGGAATAGATACGCATCGTCTACACCCAATTATATACATATACTACAAACTTAAGTTAAAAAATATATTTTCATTTTTTATATTAAAAATGGACACTTTACCACCCCCAAACCCTTTAGTAAAAAAACATTTGCTAAAAGGTATTGATTTTTCAAACGAACTTCTCTATACCATAGAAGAAATTACAAAAAAATATAACGTACATATTAGTCAGTCAATTAAAATGGGTCATTTCCATAAATTAGATAAGTCTATGACGTATGTATGTAAACATTTAGTTGAATATAAAAAACAACATGAAAAATTTATAAGAGAATACAACGAGTACGAAAAAAAATATTCGTACCCAAGTACATCTAAAAGAATACAACCTAAGTTATAATTAATTTTTAATAATAATTGAAAATTGAAAATGGATAAAACTAAACTTCAAGATATACTCAATTTAATTGATAAAAACAACGCTGCATTTCCAGAGAATGATTATTTAAACATTTGTCGTTCGTTAATGGA